TCATTTCGATATTCCCGAACTTCCTGAATTCGGCAATTCTGAAATTCATTTCGATATTCCCGAACTTCCTGAATTTGAAAACTCTGAAATTCATTTCGATATTCCCGAACTTCCTGAATTTGGCAATTCTGAAATTCGTTTCGATGTGCCGGAACTTCCTGAAATTATCCTTGATTCTCCAGATTTTGCTGAACCCAAAATTCCTTATCAGGAAATTGCATTATCTGAAATTCCAGAACTTGAAATTATTTCTCCAGAAATTTCGAATATTCCGGATTATCCCGTTTTTCCGTCTCCTGAAAAAATACCCCCGCCCCCCTCTCCGGAAATTCAAATGCCTGTGCTCGATGTGCCTGAAATTCAAATCGAAACACCGGAAATCCAGCTTCCGGCACTCTCTCCGGCTGCTTTGCAGGCATTCCAGAACCAGAATGCAAAACTGCCTGATTTCTTTGCAAATCTCTCCGGAACTTCCGAAATCGTACAGAATCAGTATTCTTATCATACAACAGAACAAACTGTTCAGAATCCCAATATGCAGCCAGTTCAGGCAACTATTTACACTAATGTCGAGCTTGATTATCAGACTTTTGGAACTGCTGTCAAGAAAATTATTATCGACGAAAATTTACAGAGCGGAGGTGCTTTTGTTTGAGAATTGTGGATATTTACTATATTGATGCAAATCAGAATCCCGTATTTCTGACAGGAGACTGCATTCAGACAGATACTACTGACGTTTCAAGGAAATCCAATGCAAAATCCTATACTATGTCAGACGGCTCGCTGTGTATCTACCCAGTGGAGAATGATTCGGCTGAATTTACGCTCTGCCTTGAATGCAAATCCGTTCAGGTCGAAGCCATTTCTTCAGCTGTCCGGCAGGGGCAACTTCTTTTTGCTGGTATGCATGTCGGCGGCAAAAAGTCAGACACTCCAACAGACAGAAATTATCTCGAAACGGCTGTACATCCGGCTTTTGTTGGTCTATTTCCGGAGAACTCCAGCATTAAAATCAGAGAAATAGAGGCATGTGCTGACCTGTTCAGCGTGCAGATTCCTATGAATCTGCTGCTTGCTGCCGGAAATTACCAGATGCAGAACCTCCCCGTGATTCATCTTGATTCGATTGCATTTTTTGAAAATCCTGAAAATTTCTCCGGCTATTCCTATCAGAAATCCGGTTATTTCTGTAAAAATCAGGTGCTCCGCACGAATTCAAATATGCTGCCGATGTCTTTCGCATATTCCGGCAATGTGCATAATCTTTCGGCTTCTCTGAAAAAATCCGGTGTCACTGTGCAGAGCTGGAATCCTGTAGAAGCTGAAAATTCCTGTTCAGTTTCTCTTGATGTCGGTCTGAATCAGTTCACATTGCTGCTGAATGCACCTGCTTATAAATCGCTTGGTTTCCGGTTTTCTGTCTGGAAAAATCCGGCCATTTCCTGAAAAGAGGTGATTTCATGCTAATACAGGAAAAAATTTCAGCTCAAATTTTTTTCCGGAACGGAACAAGCATTACACTTACAGAAAAAAATATTATTTCGGCTTCTGTCCGGCGGCAGTGCTGTCCTGACAGCAATTTTGAAATCGGTGGCATCTATTCCGCTTCACTCTCGATGACGGCCAGCGTTTCCGGTACGAACTCGTATAACATCCGAGGTGCGAAAATTATCCTGAAAAATCAGTACGGCAATGAAGCCGCTCTCCAGCCGATGGGAATATTCTGGATTACACAAGTTTCTCGCATTTCCGGCGATTTGTATTCCTTCACTGCTCAGGATGCTGTCGGATGGCTTGATACTTCTTTAGAAAATTATTCTGATGAAGAAAAAGGCCCGCTCGAAAATATTCAGAAATATGTGGCAACTCATTTTAACGCTTCTCCGGTAACGCTTGAAGGCGGCGCATTCGGCGGCTGGTGTGAAAGAATCACTTCTTTTACCAACTCTATTTTACTCCGTACTGTGGGCTTTGAGCCGTTCGGATGGGAAAAATTTAATACTGCTATCAATGGCAGATATACCAATGATTGGAACTTTATCGCATTGCCCGCCGCAGAGGGCAAACGAGAAATTGATTTTATTTGTTCTCTGAATGAAGAGGCGTGTCAATCGAATTCTCCCCGTGATTTGCTGCATTATCTAGCTGAACTCGCCGGCGGTTTCATCTATGCCAAAGAAAACGGCGCTCTTACGCTCGGGCAGTTCGGACAGGCCGAATTCGGTCAGACAGAAATCAGCCTTTCTGATATCGAAGCCGATTCCTGCGAAATCGCAGAATTTCTCCTGCAACTTCGACTTGTCAGCATACGGTCAGAAGGGGCTGTGGATAGCTCTTCTTCCGGTGCAAATTTTGACTATGATTTGCTTGTGCCATTCGATATTATTATTAATAGCTCAAATCCGTTTCTGGACGGGTTCAGAGAAACAGAATTTTCATTGTATACCACAGAATCTGCAAAATCGGCCGGCTATACCGGAAATGGCCTCCAGCCCATCAAAGATGGCCTTTTCTATTTCCATCACAGAAAAGATGCTAACGGAAATCTACTACGGGACAATTTCTGCTATTTCCGGCCGTTTCACTGCAAAGTCCATAAACAGGAGAGATTCCATCTCGGGCAGAGAATCAAAATCATCCTGGGTGAAGGCGCTGAAAATATGGCTCTCAGTACAATCACTTCCGTAAAATGGACATTTCGAGGCGGATGGGAGCTTGCCTGTGCCGGAGAAGACTCCAGAAGCATGGCAGATGCACTCAGACGTTCCAAGGCTGATAAAGCCCTGACAGATGCGAAATTAAGATACGAAAGCCTGCTTTCAAAAATATCCGGGGGAGGGGTCTGAATTTTTATGAAATTTTATCAGAATATCGAAACTATGGAATGTCTACAGGGTGACACTCTGGATGAATTTACTATCGAAATGGACGAAGATACTGACCTCACTGGTGCAACTATGCTGCTGATTCTCGAAAATGAGAACGGTCAGGTGCTGCAAAAGTCCTGTACACTGTCCGGACAGAGTTTCAGTGTGCAGCTCACAAGCACAGATACTGCTGAACTTGTTGGTCTGTATCATCTGCATTTTTGTCTGACAGGTGCAAACGGCCTGCAATATCGTAAATTAACCGGAATTTTGCACGTATCCAAAACAGAACAGGGAGTGTGAAATTTATGCGTTTTCATTTTCCTGCACCATCTGTCATGCGTTTCAGAATGCATATTTCTATCTATGATGCTTCTAAAATCGCTGTAGTCCGACTGGATGAAAATTTTTATCCTACTGATGATATACAGTATTTTACTGAATTTTCGGCGGCTGCCAGTGCAATTACTACAGGGGCAGCTGCTGCATACGGGCTGTACATCGGAAAAAAATCAGGTGTGCTGTCTATCCCTGAGGGTGCATTCTATAACTGCCAGAAAATAGGCATTTTCAGTCAGGGCAGCGTTGTCAGCATCGGTGCTGGTGCGTTCGCAAATGCACATAATCTGAAAAAAATAAATTTATCATCCGGACTGTTAAGCATCGGAGACGGAGCTTTCCGAGAAACTGCGGCGGAATCTGTTGAAATCCCTGCAACAGTCACACAGTTCGGCAGAGGTGTGATACAGTGCTGCTCTCGGCTGACTTCTTTTACCATTCCGCTGTGCGTGACTAAAATGTATAGCAGCGAATTTTTACAGTGTAATGCACTTTGCGAAATCATCATCACTGAAAATGTCCGAGAAATCGGAGAAAACGCTTTACATACTACCCCTTCTCTGACGGAAATCACAATTCCGGCCACAGTCGAAACTATCGAAGGCACTCCGCTTTCAGGTGCGTTTTATATGAGCAGTTTGCAAAGAATCATCATAAATAAGCCAGAAAACAGTATAGCAGGCTCACCGTGGGGTGCAACAAATGCAGAAATCATCTGGACAGGAGAGTGAAAATATGCTGCAAAGTATTTTGATTACTATTCTGACATCAAGCGGCATTATCGGGATTTTTACGCAGTTTTTGCTGAATCGTCTGAAAGATGCCGAACGCAAACAGCAGGCTCTGGAACAGGGTGTGCAGGCTCTGCTGCGTGACAGGCTGATTTATCAGTATGATAAATATAAGTCCAAAGGCTTCGCCCCGATTTATGCCAAGGAAAATTTTGAAAATCTTTATGAACAGTATCATAAACTCGGTGCGAACGGTGTCATGGATTCGATTCACGAAGAATTTAAAAATCTTCCTGCTTCCGGAGGTGAATCATGAAAAACTGGTTAAGACGGGCGTTAAGAACGGCTCTCCAGACGGCTGTCGGCTATATCGCTGTGGCTGTGCCGGCTGTCGACTGGAGCACGGACAGAGCCGTTTTAAAAACTACGCTGATTGGCATCGGCATTTCGGCGGTATCTGCCGGACTCGCTGCTGCTATGAATTTAGATGATGAGGAGTGAAATCACATGTATCAGATTATTGATGAAAAAATTATCGGCAGAAAAGTTGACACAAACAGCGATTTTTTGCAGCTGAAAGTCGTGCATATCGTCTGTGACACAGCTGCATCAGTTCCCGAACCTCTGCCGGAATGGGCGGCAGGTTCTCGCTGTGATGTGCTTGCCGATTCCGGTACGGTCTATATTTTATCCATATCCGGCGAATGGAAACAGGTAAATTTTTATAATCGGGGCGGAAGCGGCGGCGATTTCGACCCTGAAAATTATTATACGAAGCCGCAGACAGATGCCAGAATTACGGAAAAAGTCGCTGAAATCGTTGCTGATGCACCGGAAGACTTTGATACGCTTAAAGAAATATCTGATTGGATTTCGCATCACGAAGACTCTGCGGCGGCAATGAACACAGCAATTCAACAGAATACAACAGCAATAGCTGGAAAAGTCGATAAAGTCTCTGGAAAAGGATTATCAACGAATGACTATACGACTACTGAAAAGAATAAGCTCTCCAGTGTTGAAGAAGGGGCTACAAAAACAATCGTTGACACAAATCTCAGCAGTACAAGTACAAACCCTGTGCAGAATAAAGCCGTGCAAGCTCTGATCGCAAGGTTGGTGGACACTGGGGCAAAGAATGGATTCGACATAGAAACTGCATATACCAGTTCTGCCTCAAACAACACAACAAATGCACTATCTAACAGTAATCTATCTGTTGCGTCAAACGGGACATATGCACGACTGTCCTTACCGTATTTATATAAATCAGGAACTGCTATGTTTAGCTGCACGGTTTCCGAGATTGCAATTTCAGGCGGTACAGTACAAATTCGCTTTGCAAAAAATAGCGATAGCAGTAACTCTATTGCGAATCCAATAAATATAACCGGCAATGATGAATATACAAGGAAGATTGTCGTTGAAGAAGATACTCCTGGATATATTATTTTTTATCTAAACACCACCAATACGAGCTACCAAAATTCTGCTATTTTTTCAAAGATTATGGTCTGCACCGCAGAAGACTACGCCATTAGCCAGAAGTTTGTGCCATACACTCCGACCATGCGTGAGATATATGAAAAATTAATATCTATTGCTTCTCAGTAAGAAAAAGGGGGTTTTAAAAATGAAAAAAGGTGTTGACGTAAGCAAGCACAACGAAACTATCGACTGGCAGAAAGTGAAAAATTCCGGAGAAGTCGACTTTGCAATTTTAAGAGCTGGCTATGGAAAACTGCTTTCACAGAAAGATGTTCAGTTCGAGAGAAACTACTCTGAATGCAAAAAGTACGGCATTCCGGTCGGATGCTACTGGTACAGCTACGCTAATTCTGTATCAGAAATTCAGACAGAGGCAAGAGTATTTCTCGAAGCTATCAAGGGAAAACAGTTTGAATATCCTGTCTACCTCGATTTCGAGGAGAAATCACAGTTTAATCTTGGAAAATCAAAATGCTGTGAAATGGCAAAAGCTTTTCTCGACATTCTCGAAAAAGCCGGATATTATGCCGGAATCTACTGTTCTTCTTCCTATCTGAACAGCTTTTTCAAAGAAACCGTTGACGGCAGATATACAGTCTGGTGTGCTCATTATGGTGTTTCCCAGCCGTCTTATACAGGTCAGTATGATATCTGGCAGTATACCGCCAAAGGCAAAGTCAGCGGAATTACAGGTGGTTCGGGATATGTCGACAGGAACTACTGCTATAAAGAAAATTTCCCTGATATTATCAAGTCTGCCGGTCTGAACGGATTCCCGAAAACAGTTGAAAAGCCTGTTGAATCTGTGGAGAAATCCAAACGCAGAATCGAAAT